AAAGATGAATAACAGTTTATTAACTGATCCACATCAGAAGAAACTTCTTAAGCGCTGGGAGAAGATCCTTGAGTCTGGCACACCAATTCAGTCAGAATCAACAAAGGTTGCTCTTGCTCAGATTCTTGAGAATACATATAGCTACTATCAGATGAAAGGCATGCTCAATGAAGCAGGTGTTGCTCAGCCTGATGTAGTAGGTAATAAGCAAAACGGAGTACTCCGTGGTGCAGATGGCTATGCAGGTGTTCGTGGTCAAGGTGAAGGATATGGTGACTACTATCTTCCAAACGTAGTAATGCCAATGCTTCGTCGTATTATGCCAGATCTTTTGGCAAATGAGCTCGTTGCAGTACAGCCACTTAATGGTCCAGTAGGATTTGCTCTTGCATATCGTCCAACATACGGTGATGATGGTGCATTTGGTCGTCTTACTGCAGATGCAAACAATGAAATTGGCTACAACCCAGTTGACACTCGTTGGACTGGTCTTACTGGCGAAGTTCCAACTGAAGATGCAGGTCATAAGGGTATTTCTGACATGCTTTCAGCATATACAAATGATCCACGTTGGTATGGTAGTGCTGCTCCAATTGGTCGTGAGTCAGAATATGCAAAGCTTGATGAGAACTATCCAACAGTTACATTCGGTTTGATGAAGTCAACTGTTGAAGCTCGTACTCGTAAGCTTGCAGCTCACTGGTCACCAGAACTTGCTGAAGATATGCAGACAATGCATGGTATCGACGTCGAGCGTGAGATGGTAAACACTCTCACTTATGAAGTTGGTGCTGAAATTGATCGTCAGATCGTAACAGACATGGTTAAAGCTGCTATCATTGGTGGTTCAACATCAAAGTGGTCACCAATCTCAGCAGATGGACTTGATCAGATGGGTCGTCTTGCTACACTTCTTACACAGATCACAATCGAAGCACAGCAGATTGCAATCCGTACTAAGAGAGGTAATGCAAACTTCCTTATCACAACTCCACGTGTTTGTGCTCTTCTTCAGCAGATGGGTATGAACAAGTTCACATCATTCAAGAACGCAGCTTCAATGCCATCAGTACCTGATACAGGTGTTGGTGCTCTTGCTAAGATCGGTCTTATCAATGATGACTCAATGCTTCTTATCCGCGATGCTCATGTACAGGCTAAGACTTCAGACTATGTACTTATGGGTTACAAAGGTAAGCAAGCAGGTGACTCTGGAATAATATATTGCCCATATATTCCACTTCAGTTGAGTAAGGTTCTTCAGCCAAATTCATTCACACCATCAATTGGTGCTCGCACTCGTTATGGTATCATGAACAATCCATGGGATGCTAAGAACTACTACACATTCATGAAGATCACTGATTGTACAAGTGAATATGCATGGAATGGTTCACGTCACTTCATTGGTGAAACATCACCTCTTAAGACATATGAACCAAATGCTGGAGCTCCAGTAATGCCAATGAACTAATTTTTAAAGTTAGTTTAATTGATGAACAATAGCAACTCATATGAGTTGCTATTTGTTTTTTATCTAAACTTAGAGTTTTAAAAAATGTAAATAAAGCTGTAAAGTCTTTAAGTATAATATGAATGTTATGATTGCATACAACATAAAGTATGATGCTGAAATTAGAAAGATCATAGATGAAAATCCAAAAACTTACATCAAGATCTTAAAAGCTAAAGGTAAAAAAGACAAGTCACGAGACAAGACTTATCTTTTTGACTACATTATGCAATGCACAATAGCATTGAATTCAGATGAATTTGAATACACTTTAAAGACTAGATTGTATTGGTTGCTCAATAAAATAGAGTCATTTGATGACAAACGAGTTAGATGCAAGTATGATGACAAACCTATATTCAATTGGAACATTCCAAATTTGAATTTTGAGTATAAGCAAACATGTTGTTATGAATGTGAACGTAAGCTTGCACAACTGCATTCAGAAGAGAATATGGAAGCAAAGTATGGAGTGAAGAATGCTTTTCAATTACAAACAACTATTCAAAAAATCAAGAACAATAAAGTTGAAATTGAAAAGAAGAAAAACTGCACTCATGCAAAAAACAACTCATTCAATACATCTGAAAAAGAGAATGAAGGATATTTATTGTTAAGTCAAGTCTTCAAAAATGTAAAGCGAAATTACAAGTCACCAGAATATGACTTTAAATGCGACTATTATATAGTTGATGAAGACATTTACATTGAACTTAATGCTTCTTGGACACACGGTGGTTGTTTTTATGATGAAAATGATGATAAATGCACATCTCAACTAAAGATATGGAAAGAAAAAGCAAAGACTTCAAAATACTATTGCAATGCAATTGAAACTTGGACTAAACGTGATGTCATCAAGCTTCAAACAGCAAAGTCAAACAGTTTAGCATACTTAGTATTTTGGAATTTAGATGAACTTAAAGTATGGTTGCATAAAAAAACAAACATTGCAAAAACATTAGTAGTAGAATGGAATAAAGCATTGGCTAATTATTGCAAATGGTATATTGACAATAAGAACATGATCAATAAGAATGTTCCATTGCATGATACACATAACTACATCATAAAGTACTTTCAGCAAGATACATTCTTCAAAAGAGAAAAAGAGCTTTGGAAAGATAAGGATGTGCAAACTATTCTAATTGCTAACAGATGCAAAGAGCTTAATAAGACAGTTGATGAACTTACATCACTTGAATTGTTAGAAGGATTCAAGAAGTCAGGAATATACTATGGCTACAGTCATTTCAACTCATTGTTGTTCAAATGGTTCATACAAAACAACAGCATTAAGACATGTTATGATCCATGTGGTGGTTGGGGTCATAGATTGCTTGGTGCAAGTGATCTTAAATTGTACATCTACAATGATCTTTCTGTTAGCACTAAGAAGAATGTTGATAAGATCATAAAGTACTTCAAGATATCTAACACTGTTACATATTGCAATGATGCAAGAACATTTCTTCCAAATGAAAAATTTGAAGCAATGTTCACATGTCCACCATATTTCAATGTTGAAGAGTATGAATGTGGAAATTTTAAGAATTTAGAAGAGTATGAAGCATTCATTGATTCATTATTTGATGTTTTTAGCAGTAGAATTGAATGCAAGACATTTGGCTTAGTCATCAGAGATGATTTTTTGTTCAATCATGACAACTATAGCGAAAAATATAGTGTGAAGTCAAATAAAGTAGGACATTTGACAAAAAAAGACAATAATGATAAAGAGCATTTGTACATATTTAGAAAGGACAATTAAAATATGACATCAAAAGAAGTTACTGAATTGCTTGGAGTTACAAGAATGACATTGTCAAATTATGTCAATAGTGGTAAGATCTTAATAAGAGAAAAACTATCAAATAAGAAAGTAATCTATGATGATGCATCAGTATATAAGTTGCTTGAAGGTGCAAAAGAAGGAAATAAAGTCATAGTATACTGTAATGGTTCAAAAGTTGAAGCTAAGCTTGATGACAAAAGCATAAAGAAGATCTTTGATTATGTTGTAGAGTCTCTTACTACTGCATAATAGTTCATACATAAATGGCATAATATGTTCTCTAGAATGATCCAAACTTATTTTGGATCATTTTTAGCATATTTTAAGCAATAATGTTTTTCTTTCTGAATTTTATTTGTTAGAGAATATGCTTTAGTATTTTTTGAAAGTAAATAGAATTAGATGCGCAAAAACGTGTCATAATACAATAAGTAAAGGAACTAAAGTATGAAAAAAATGACAAAGAAAGCAGTAACTTCAACTGCTGCTGTAAAAGTTGAAGACAATAAAGCAACAAAGATTGAAAAATCTGACAAAACTGTCTAGAAAGTTGCTAATGAATGCACTCCAACACATATAACTAAAGATGATCCAGAATGGAATGACTATATTGTTGGTCTAAAGAAGAATGTTGAAGATGCAATAGAGTCAGGATTGTTCAATTGGTATTTAGCATATGTTGGATTCATTGATGATCCTGAAGTAGGATTTGCTGATTTGTATGATGAAGAGAAGATGTTCAGAATACTTGTCACAAATGGCTATTGTCCTGAATGCGCTAACAACTACATTCAAGAGTTCAAGAATGATGCAAATGACAAAGGACAGAAGAAGAACTATTTTGTTGCATCACGAGAAGAAAGAGACTTTTGGTGCATGGAAGAAGACTATCACAATAGGATAGAAGTTGCAGACATAAAGCACACAAAGTGACTCTTGCTAATGCATCATATTCTTCAAGTTGTAAGACAATTCTTACAACTTTTTGTATTTTCTATGAGTAAATAAATCTATAAACGTTTATAAAAGGACAACAAAAATATGGCAACAGCTTATGAAAAGTTTTTGAATTTGGCAACAAGCAATACAATTCGTTGCACAAATCAATATGAGATTTTCCCTACATCTGGAGATCCTGACATTGATGCAGTTCTTGAGAATGCTCGTCTTATGACTAAAGACTTCACTATTCCACAGCGTTCAATTGAATATGCTGAAGTGAGCTTCAAAGGATATTCAGCTCCACTTGTTCCAACTAGATTGACTATGGATCAAGAGATAACTATGAACATCATTGCTGATGTCAATGGTGAATATCGTAGAGCATTCTTGAAGTGGATGAACAAAGTCATTGATGCAAACATTGAAGGTGGTTCAGTATTTGCTGGTGATAGAGGTGTAAATCCTAAGTCACTTATCAGACTTCAGCTATTTGACAAAGACAATGAGACTGTAATTGAGACTTATAAGTTCTTCAATGTTCAGATCTCTAATGTTGGTCAGACTTCACTTCAATATGATGGTGGAGAAGCTGCAGCATTTCCTGTTACATTCAAATGCACTTATTGGTGCATTGAAAAAGCAGAAAAAGGTGCATTTACTGATCAAGTCTAATAGCAAGAAGATCAATAATATTGCTTTTGCTTAGCAGCACATATTGTGCTGCTTTGCCATTATGATTTTTTGTTGAAGTAAATATCATCTAGTATGGCATTAGCGTTAGGAAATCTTTTAGGAGCAGTAGCAAATGTAACAACTGCTATTCAACATGAGAAGACATATAAGAGCTTCTTAGACAACATAACAGACTTTGGTGTACAAGTAAAGAACTTATTTGAAGTGAATTTCTCTGGCTTAGCTGACATAACATTCAGAATTCAGGACATATCACTTCCAGTCATAAAAGCTAACACTACTGAAATATTCTATGATGGAAGAAGCATTCCTGTAACAATAAACTATGACTATGAGCATGACTTCAACATGACAATACTTAATGATGCTCAAGGCTACATATATCCAATCATAGCTGAGTTCATAATGCTAAATGCTACAACAGAAATTGCAAATGGTGGATACACTATGATACTTAAAGCACTTACAGGAAAAGATGATTTTGCTGGAGCACTCATAACATGTACAGGTGTTAAGTTGACAAACATTGAAGGATTGAGTTTTGGCCAATCTTAGAATGAAGTGTAGACATTCACTGTTCAAGGTCAGATGCAAGAGTATGTTGTCACACCTGGTGCTATGTCAACTGTAGCAAACATAGCAGGTGCAGCAAACAATTTGTTAGGATAATTATGGCATTCATTAGTGATAGTATTGGAAATATGGTAGATGCTGCAACT